TCCTAACTGCCTGTGTTCTAAACTCTTCTATAGTAGCAACAGGAAAGATTACCATACGTTTGGAATCTATCCCTCTGCTCTCAATCATATCTTTAGAAATGGCAGATTCAGACTCAAAATAAATAACCCCGCCATCGACATTACTATCAAGAAAGTTACGTACAACACTAAGAGCAAAGAAAGTTTTTCCTGTCGAGGATTCACCAGCAAGTGCCGTAACCTTGTTGGATGGAATACCACCAAACAAAGATCCACTAACGACAGCGTTGAAAATATAGCTACCTGTATCAACAAAACTGGAGGTATCTCCTGCAGCCACTCCATCACTGACGATACTTGCATACTCATTACCACTATCCTTAATTACTGTATCTAAGAAACCCATGCGTCTGTTACCTCACTTTCATACATGTTAACATAATTATACTGTTTTGCCAACTCCAAGGCATAAAATCTTGCGGAATCACGCTCATCAAATACTCTCACCTGTTCAGAATTAAGTGCTGAAACTTGATCATCTTGATACGTGACTGTCCATACTGTCTTACTCATGCGAAGAAACTCCCTATAGTTACTACTTTTTTACTGTTCCACCCTATGCATTCTAGCACATTTTCGAGTGGTTTCAAGAAACTCTTTTCAAATTGTTTCTTGTGGTCAATGTACTTGTCCATACCAAACTCTTTTGGTATCTCATTGAAGAAAGAAATGCAATCTTCTCTGAGTGGATTAGGTGTCTTGAGATAAATGAATTTTATCTTCTCACCTTCTTGTATCAGAGGATACTTGTTTTCTATCTTATTCTTTTTAACATAATGGTTATAAAGAAGAGCTCCTCTTACATGGATGGGTGTTCCTTTGATATAGATTTCCGATCTTGAGAAGTATTTCTCAACACCGTTGCACCCCCGTGGAAATGCAATGTTCTCGTAGGGTTGCTCCTTTGTCTCTGCTCGGACACCATCGATAAATGAGACAAGCTCATCATTTGTTTGGCCGATAATGATCTTAAATGCTGCATATAATTTGTCCCTAAAGTATTGAGGTGTCGAAGACCTTGCAGTCTCTAGTCCCATGATTTTCATCTTGGGTTCTTTGTAACGGACTCCTTCCGAGTCCCACACGTTTAATATGTATCTCTTCTTAGCAGTCCATATACCACGGTCAGCGATGTTCTCTCGCTTCATGATCATTTTCTGTTCATACGCCGAGACATACGAAGCCAGTTCCTGGTAAGAGTTCTCGATAAACGGCTCGAGCTGATCTTTACAGATCTTGTCCAAGAGCTCAACAATCTTAATCTTATTATCAGACTTATGAGCAAAAAATTTATCAACAAGAGGTCCGAGATTAAGATATATTGAGTCAGTGTCAGAT